GGCCTCTAGGCGGGCCTCTAAGGTGGCTGTATTTTGCGTCATAAGGGAATATACCTAAAACGGGGTGGAGGCCCCCTAGAGAGCCTCCTAGATGGCTTAGAAGGAATACTTCAAGCCAGCCTTAGTCCCGTAAGAATTAACCTTGTCTGCTTTCATGCTCAGCTCGCCGTAAACGGAAAGCGCAGGGGACACAGACACGGAGCCACCAGCTTTGCCGGTGAACTTGGTTTCGGCTTCGCCACCATCAGGTGAGAAAAGGGTAGGACCGCCTTGGATGTAGACACTCAGTTGGTCAAAGGTTTCTTCAGCACCGATGTGGAAATCAGTGGAAGTGCCCGAGTAGTCAGAGCCAGTAAAACCGCTGTTGGCTTCTACGTTGAGGTAGGGACCAGCCAGGGCAGGGGAGGCACCAAGGACAAGTGCGGAAGCGATAATGATGGACTTCATTTGCGTTTTTTGGATTTACGTTTTGTGGAAAGAGCGGCGGCAACCGCCTGTTTTTGAGGATAGCCCTCTTTGATCATCTTGCGGATGTTAGAGGACACTGTCTTTTTTGACCTACCTTTTTTAAGAGGCATGATCACTCACCTTTAATTTTGGTGTTGTATTTTTTACCACGCCAGGTAAAGGTCTTAGCGCCAGACTTCCGAGCAGTGCGGAAAGCGTCGTTAAAAGACTTCTTATTGAAAGAACCCTGAGTGGTCTTAGGTGCAGCAGGGCCTTGCTTCTGAGGCATGGCTTTATCACCATACTTCTTTTTAGCTTCGCTTAAGGTGCCGGTTGCAGTGTTGTCGGCTTTAATGCCTTCATAGAAAGTAGCACCACGACCAGCCAGTTTGCCCGCAGCGCCAAGCAGACGCTTAGCTCCAGACACCGCAAGTTTACGAGCCATGCGACGGTTGGCAGCAACTGCCCCGCGACGAGCTACAGCCTTACGAACTTCGGCTTTGCCTCGCTTTTGAGCAGCGCGGACTTGACCAGAATCACCAGGAACACGCAGCTTCTTAGCGCCCTCTTTGATATTAGGCTTTGCTGCTTTGTCCAGTTCTGCTTTGCGAACAAGAGGGCGACCGGAGGCCCGTTTGCGGCTTTGAGCCGCCTTACGGACCAGCTTTTGCATCGTCGGCTTCTTGAGGTTGGTCATGCCACCCCGAGCCTTTGCTTGACTAGCAGCCCGCTTGGCCCGTTGGGCTGCCAATTTTTGACGCTGAGTTTTCAGCATCGAGGGCTTCTTTTTCCGAGGCATAATTAGCTAGCCTCAACGGATTCAGCCAGACCGAAACCATCAGCATCAACAGCACCAGCAGTGTTGACTGCGGCGTTGATCAGAGTAAGAAGAGCCGCCACAGTATAGTTGGCATCAGGGGTAGCCACAGTGGTATCACCACGGTAGGCAGCGCCGACGTTTTGAGAAGCAGGAAGAGTGGCGAGGTCACCGTAAGCGGTTCCGCCAGCAGGATTAGTAGCCATTGTTTTTAATAATTAACAAGTTGTCCAGGACAGGACTTTGGAGAAATTGTCAAGAGAAAATGATTCTTGACCAACCCACCAGCTAAGCCAGTGGGAGGAGCCTTTACTTTGGTTGCACGAAAGGCAGGCACAAACCATGTTATGAGTTGTGTCATGACCTCCTTTTGCTTTTGGGTGAATGTGATCTAAAGTCAGGTTGTCGTCAGCTCCGCAGTAAACACACTGGTTACCCCAGTGCTCTTTAATCGCTGCTCGCCACATTCGTTTTGCATCAGAGGAGGTCATGGCCTTAAGGTGAAAAAGGTAGGCAGAAGGGTCTTTGAGAGGCATACCTCTACGGTGGTTTACTTCTTCTTTTTCTTGGGCCAGCCCTGCTTCATAGCCTTATAGGCCTTAGGGCTGATGGTGGAGTTTTTTTTGGAACGGGATGTACCCGCCTTTTTACGTTTGTTAATGTTACGGACTAAGCTCATTTTTTAGTAGACCTACCATTGTGTCCGTTGCGTGCGCGGTTCCGGCTTCTACTTTCGAGAACCAGCTTCCCCTTTTTCGTATGGGAAAGGTCGGGGCCACCCTTCCCAGCAATGCCGCGTCTGCGGCGTTCCGTCCAACGCTTTTCGGATGCGTTTTTAACGGACGGCTTTTTATTTAGTTTTCGTTGGTACGCTGCTTTCTTAGCCGCAGCTTTGGGGTTGCGTGCGTAGTATTTAGCAGACTTACTCTTTCCTGTTGGCATTGTTAAAGAAGACTGCGTTTTCAAGCCGCTCAAGGCGGACCTCAGTGTTGCTGCTGGTTTTAAGAAGAACCTCTACAGACTTTGCAATCTCGTGAAGGGTCAGTGTGTGCCAGCTAAACAAAGCTAGCCCAGCAGCAGCAATGGTGTTACGAACTGTTTCGTTAGAAAATGACACTTTCCACATCCTCCACCTCAATCTCCGGCAGGGTAGCAAATAGCTCAGCAAGCGGAGATCCAGAAACTGGAAGACCGGTAATGTTATTCTTAGACAGCCAATCAGCGGCTGCCTTGATGTCTTGGGTCGTAGCGACACCCGACTTAATGCGGGCAATCAGTTCTGTCGTGACAAGCCCATGAAGTTCGTTGAACTGATCTTCGGTGGCTCTAGTCATGATTAGGTGGGACGTGCGGCCCAGATGGGCTCAGTAGCGGTAAGTTCGATTACAGCCCGTTCCCAACGACCATTAGTATCGTCAATGTCCGTGCCATAAAAAGCGTCGCGATCATTAGCCGGAGTTTCTGGGTCTACAATAGCCGGATAAAACCGACTGACTCCGCAAAATTCAAACGTGCTTTCGTTAGCGGCGTGTTGCCAGAGAAGGCGACGATGTTCAATTCCTTGGGAATCAGTGTACCCATCAGAAAAATCATCGTAGGCGTATGCCGAAATGTCGGGGAAATCGCCGTCGTGATAAGGAGAATGTGCCATTAGTTCGATAAAATCGGATTATTGGTCTTTGGTAAGTGAAACAATGGGTACAATGTCGTGGCAAAGCACCTCAACCCGTGATCCAGGTCGAAAGGTGAAGCCTGCTTTCATAATTTCAGTACATTTAAGGGCTCTAACAAGCTCATAATCGAGCCTGAGCTTCTCTTCTTGGCGTTTTGCTATCTTTTTACACTGCTCAATCATGCCTCCGTCAAGCGGAACGCTAAAATTAAGCTGTGCTCCAAAGTTATTGGTCCTAGTATAGCTGTCTGGCATGACATCATTGCCCATATAGAACGGACTAAACGTCATTGTCGAACCATTACAAGAGTTACCATGGCTAAATTGCTGCCTGCTAGGCGCTCCATTGTTCTGAAATTGCACCGCCTGATTGGTAACATTGCCTGTTGCTGCCGCGATGGGCGAGGCATTGTTACTGACGGTGGGTTCTTCTGCTCTTACCGGTGCTACTGTGAGAAGACCGACAAGGAGGTAGTAGTAGCAGAGTAGTCGATGTCCCGGGTGATGTCGATTGTCTCGACGATTCCGGCTGCTCGCTCGGTGATTTCCAGCTGCCACGGTTCTCCAGAAGTAGTCACGGAGAATGTGGTAGTTGAATCGTTGATGTCCCCGCTCGGGGTTACGTTGGTTCCAGACCATGACTTGTACGCTCCACCGTACACCTCAGTAGCGATGGTTTCTGTGATGGTTTGGGTGGTAGTAGTTGTGGATTGCATTGACCCCTGGGTAAACTGTGGGGTAACAGTCTGTGCCATAGCCGCAGAAGGCAGCATCAGCAACAGAAAGAGTAGTTTTTTCATTTGGGTGGATCCTGTTTAGTGTTCTTGTCGATGCGAGAAATACCATACGACGCCAACGTGCCAGACAAAAGGCTAGCCACGAACGTCGGATCCATTTTCTGGAGCATTCCCATGTATGAGGCTGTCAAAACACCGGCACTCCAAACAAGTACAAGTGCTTTCACTATTTCACTAAAGAAATCATGGAAAAAGTTATTCCGTTTCTCCATTTTTAGATTTGCGAGTCAGTAATTTCTTGATGATTGGTTTCAAGACTTGTACTGTCCGCTTGAAAACTGCCGTAGCAGTTAATGTGGCAAGCACGGACACAGTCGCAGTGGTTCCTGCTGTTACAAGAATTTCGTTGCTAGGCAGCGGTACTTCCAGGTCCGTCCCAGGCACGTCAAGGTAACGCACCTGAGGCGGAGTCGGAGGAATGGGTGGTGTAACAGGGGGTTTCTTTGGCTGTGGCTCGCTTCTTTCATCAGAAGGCTCAGAGCTTTTGATACCCGGAGGTGGACGAAGGTCGTTAGGAGGCACTACAAGCGGCTTATACGATGGTAAAGTCGCCCGTGGCACCTCCAGTACCGGACGTGGTAGCTGAGGGGGCTCAGGAAGCCTTAGAACCGGCAATACCGGAGGCTCACCGAGGTTCATTCACCAAAGAGACCACGCTCGATGAAATCAACGGCTTGGTCATCAACGGTATTGGTCGATTGCTCAGCCAGTTTACGGAGCATATCGACGATGAGGCGCTTTACTTTGTCGCTACCAAGGAACGACATAAGTACGGGACGGATAAGTGCAATCATTTTATTCTCCTGCAAATTTGCGGTTAGGTGAGTTAGGTGTAACAACATAAGCTTCCAAATCAGACGGAAGCGTTGCGGCTTTGTAGTTGACGTGCCAGCCGTCCATAGGAGTAGGAGGAGTGATTACTTCTCCATCGTCACTATAGACGCCATCATCGTTATAGATGACGCCAACGTCGTCAACTGCCCAATCGTGGGTGTAATAGGACCACTGCTCTTCACCGTCAACGACACTCAGGACACCGACAGCAGTAGCAGCTTGTTTCCACACATCTTGGGAGGGGAAACGAAGGTAAGTAGTGTTCATAGTTTTAGAGGGTTAGTGCTTGAAGCGTAGCGTCAGGGAGTCGGACGGGGTAGTAGGCAATTCGGGAGATGTGACCGTTATGCCGATAATTGTTACTATTTAACCAGTTGCCTATGTACAAAGCTGCGTTCGTATCAGTAAGGCTGGTTGTCACAGAGTTTCCAGCTCCGTTAATAGCTCTAGATGCTCCAGTTCCATCAAAAGACCATCCAAAAGTTGCTCTTGTTAAAGCAGTCGGCGTGGTATAACTGCCTGCAATATTATTAAAGACACGACCATTACCACTGTTGGTAAACAGGAATTCTGGAAGTCTAAACCCATTTGTAGTTAGAACAGTAAATTGAAGGCTAGGTAGTGCGTCAACTCTGTCCGCAGATGCTACAAAACTTCCTTCACCTTGGTTATACCAGCTAGAGAAGTTAGTCCCCGTCATACTTGCCACATCAGCTGATCGTGTGACGGCTGAGCCGGATGTAGGGATGTAAGAGGTCGGGAAAGATCCGGCTTCTAGCTGAGCGCCCCAGATGTAAATGCCTGAAGTTCCATCGCCAGCAAAAGATGGAGGAGCGGAAAGATTACCCGCAGGAGCAGCGTTGGCAAGCGA